CATGAGGTCTACCTGCCCAAGCCCAAAGTCTCCATCACTGGGCCAGGTGGCATTCAAGCCACTTTCGAGTGGCAAGCCGCCAAGAACCTAGCGGCCAACAAGATGCTCACCATCGAACTGCTCAACGACGTGACCACGTATTGATATCCAGGACTTTCCAATGATCAAACTCAACATTCCACGTGAACCGCACTGGATCACACTGGCCGCTGGCGTGCGCCTGCAGGTCAGGCCTGCCACCACTGCCTTGGTGATGGCCGCGCGCCATGCCGCCGCCAAAGTGGCCGGGACTGACATCGCCGCTGCTGGCGAGCGCACCGCCACCCTCATCACCGAACTGGCCATGTTGGCCGTCATCGCCTGGGAAGGCGTGGCCGATGACAAAGGTCAACCAGCATCCGTCACACCTGAAGGCGTGGCCGCTTTGATGGAGCACTGGCTCTTGGCCGATGCCTTCGAGCGCGAGTACCTCGCTGGCCTCTACGCACTGGAATCGGAAAAAAACGCCTGAAGGCTCGCACCGCATGGCACTTTGGTGGTGGGCCGAACTATTGCAGTGCCTGCCTTCAAAGCTGTGCTGAGCCATGCCCCGAGTGTCCGTACACCATGAATGCCCCCCTGAGCCTGGAAGGCTGGCAAGCGACCAGTGCGATTGAAGTCTGTGCCAGCCAGTTGCGTATGGCGCAGGGCCGAGTCGTCGGGCTCGATCTCAACGCGTGGATGCTGACCTGCGAGTGCGCTGGATTGGACAAAGCCACGGCAATCGATCTGTTTCCAGCGGTCGAGGCGGGCCTCATGAGCGCATTCCAGCAAGACGAATAACGCGAAGACTGACTCCCCATGGCTGAACGCAACCTCTCCATCCGCCTGTCCGTGGTCGACGGTGGCAAGGTCAAGGCCGAGCTCTCCGAGATCGGTGAGAAGGGCGAACGCTCCCTCAAAAAAATCGAGGCGGCCTCCACCCCTGCATCCAGTGGTTTGAAGCGCCTGTCATCTGCCGCCAACGACGCCAAGTTCCAGTTGCAGGCTGCCACCGACCGACTGGGCGTCTTGGGCTCGGTCCTGGGCAAGCTCGGCCCCGCCGGTCTGATCGCCGGTGCCAGCATCGCAGCACTCGGTGTGGGCATCACCGCCCTGGTCATGCCCGTGGCCCGTGTGGGCGATGAGTTCTTCAAGCTCTCGCAAAAGACTGGGGTTTCCGTCGAGGCGCTCACGGCGATGAACTACGCAGCCAAGCTCTCAGACGTCAGTACCGAGGGCCTGACCAAGGCGCTGCAAAAGCTCTCGGTGGCGATATTCGACACGCAGGTCCAAGGGGTCGAGGGCAGTGCGACCCTCAAGGCACTGGGCGTTGCTGCCACCGATGCCAGCGGTCAGATCCGCCCCACCGAACAGGTTCTGCTCGATCTCGCTGACAAGTTCTCCGCCATGCCCGATGGTGCAGACAAAGCGGCGCTGGCCGTCAAGCTCTTTGGCAAAGAGGGCCTGTCCATCATCCCGTTTCTCAATCAGGGGCGTGCAGGAATAACCGCGTTGATCGGAAGAAGCCCAACGCCTGGGCCTGGTCATGACTGAGGGCGTGGCACGGGCATCTGAGGTGTTGAACGACAACCTTACACGCCTGTCCTCTCTCTTGGAAGGCGTGCAACGCCAGATCGGTGCGGCTGTCATCCCGGTGCTGGCCGACTTCACCGAGCAGGTGATCCTGGCGCAGAGCGAGACAGGCAGTTTTGGCAACGAGCTGCAGCGCATCACCGCCAACCGGGAGGCCACGCTCGCGTTTCTGGAGTCGGTGGCCTCGGGTCTGGCCTTCATTGCCGAATCGGCGGTGTTGGCCAAGCGTGTCATCGCGCAACCCTTTGACAGCCTGTCGGTCGTGGGCAAAGACATCGAGACCTGGTTCAAGATCGAACTGCTGACCTTCTACAAGAACTACGGGTTCGATGCCCAGGTGCTGGATGCCGAGATTGCGAAGCTTCAAGCCGCTCGTGACGACTACGTGCAAGCGGCCAACGACCGGCTCTCCAACATCAACCAGAACCCCGGCTATGTGGACCGGGTGGGCCAGTTCTTCGATGAGCAGCGCCGAACGGTGCGGGTCATGGGCCAGAAGTTCGTGCTCGATACCGAGGCACAGGCCAAAGAGGTCCAGGCGATCTACGACAAGTTTCTGCCGACCCTGCCGCGAACCCCTCGCTCGGCGCTGGACCTCTCTGGCTTCGAGAAGCCCCAAGCGGCTGAGAAACCCAACGACGGCCAAGCTTTCCTCAATCAACTGCGCACCCGCATCTTGCGAACGCAAGAGGGAGAGTTCGCTGAGCTGCGTGAACGTGCCCTGCAGATGGAGGCCAAGGGCTACCAAGGCGTGGTCGAGCAAGCCGAGCGGTACATCCAGGTCTTGGAAGCGATTGAGCGCCAGAAGGACCAATACAAGGATTTTGAGGCCTACGAGAAGGAAGAGGCTTCCGCACGCAAGATCACCGAAGGCCTGATCGGCGCCAACCGTCAGCGCATCGAAGCCCTGCAGCTGCAGCGCCAGATGCTGGATATGTCCGACGCAGAGAAATCTGCCCTACAGGCCCGAGTCGATCTGCAAAAGGCCGCTGCTGACGCCCGCAAGGAAGCCAGCCAGATTCAGGATGAAAGCCTGAGAGCACAAACCATCCGGGCCATCAACGACGCTTTGGCCCGACAGTTGCCCATTGTGCAAGACCTGGTACGGGCCAACACGGACTACCAGCGCAGCTTTGAATACGGCGCCAAATCAGCCCTCAGAAGCTACATCGATGAGGCAAGCAACGCCGCCAAGCAGGTGCAGCAAGTCACGGCCACTGCCTTCAAGGGGATGGAGACGGCACTGACCCAGTTCGTCTTGACCGGCAAGCTGGACTTCAAAAGCCTGGCGGATTCCATCATTGCTGACCTCGTGCGCATCCAGATCCAGCGATCCATCACCCTGCCGCTGGCCAATGCCATGAATACAGCACTGGACGGGGTGGACTGGGGCTCTTTGTGGGGCAACATTGTCCCGTCTGCACAAGGCAATGTGTTCGAAGGCCCTGCGCTCTCGGCCTACCGCAACACGGTGGTCGACAGGCCCACCATGTTTGCCTTTGCGCAAGGTGCGGGTTTTGCGAACCTGCCGCGCATCGGTCTCATGGGAGAAAAACCTGGCAGCCCAGGCGAGGCCATCATGCCGCTCACCCGCATGCGCGATGGCGATTTGGGCGTGAAAGTCCATGGTGGTGGCAGCACCGTCATCGTCAATGTCATTGAGGCCGCTGGCAAGGGCGGTCAGCAACAGCAGCGCACCGACAGCAACGGCAGCCAGGTGATCGATGTCTGGGTCGAGCAGATCAGCGCCAAGGTTTGGAGCGATGTGGCGCGCGGTGCGGGACCGGGCCCCAGTGTCTTGGCGGACACCTATGGCCTGAACCGGGTGGCCGGCGCCTATTGAACGTTCTGTCGGCTGAGTCGCCAGTGCAGGGAACTCACGCCATTCATCACGGAGACAACGCATGGTCATCTGGCCAGACACACTGCCCTTGCCCCAGAGGGCGGGCTACCAACTCACGCCCACCGATCCCACGGTGCGCACCGACATGGAGGTGGGCAGCTCAAGGGTGCGACGGCGTACCTTCGCACGCGCCGATCGCATCAGCCTGCGCTGGTGGTTCACCGATACGCAGATGGCGGTATTTCGCAGCTGGTTTGACCAGCAAGCCGCAGGCGCTTGGTTTAGCGGGCTGCCACTGGCCACAGGCGACGGTGAGGTGGTAGCCACCGAGGCGCGCTTTGTCGGCGCGTTCACGCAATCACTCTTGCCCTCCCTCAAATGGGAGGTGTCCGCCGAGCTTGAGCTGCGGTAAGCAGCCTTAGTACGGCTGCCCACTGTGGACCGTCGTTCATCGACGGTTTTTTTCGATTGTTGAATTTAAGGAGGCACCCATGCCCATGAACACCAGTTACCTCAACGCGATTGCTGCAGCCGGTCGCACCACCGTCACCCACATCGGATTGGTCGATGGCAGTGGCAACGAACTCACCGGGGCGAGCTATGCACGCCAAGCGGTGACCTGGACCACCGCGAGCAACGGTCAAATCCGACCCTCGACGAACCTGGTGTTTCAGATCAACCAGGGCACAACAGTGGCTGGCTGGAGAGGGTTCTCTGCCGCGACGGCAGGGACCAACTTGGGAGGCTCGGATCTGACCAGCGTGACCTTTGCCAACAGCGGCACCTACACGCTGCTGGCAGCAAGCACTGCCATCAACCATAACGCGGCGTGATCGGCAGCGTGCCACTGTCTGAATATCCATTCAGATCTGATTCTGGAACCTGATCATGGCCATTGAGTACATCGGATCGGCCAGTGGCGTCTCCTCAGCAGGCTTGCCAGCACACCAAGCAGGCGACTTGCTGCTGGCATTCGCCTACCGCGATGGCAACAACAACACCCCATCGCAGCCGGCTGGCTGGACGGCTGTTTCCAGCGCAGGCGGCGCCAACAGCAACAGTGCGCGGCTGGCTTACAAATTCGCCGCATCCGATGCAGAAACCAGTGGCTCCTGGACCAATGCCACCAGCCTGATTGTTCACATCTACCGTGGCGTGGCATCAGTGGGGGCAGAAGCTTTTGCCACAGGTAGCAGCACCACCGTCACTTACCCAGACCTGCTTCTGGAGGTGGGCGATGCCAGCTCCTGGGTAGCAGCCTTTGCCGGGCATCGCAGCACCAATACGGCACTGGAGACCGAACCCGCTGGGCTCTTCATCCGCGAAAGTGTTCTGGACAGTACGGACGAGGCCTGCGGCTTTGACACCAATGGGGGCGTCTCCCAGTGGAGTGCCCAGCAGGTCTCCGTGGGCGGCACAGCCTCGGGCTGGTTCAGCCGGGTGGTTGAACTACGTGCCTTGCAAGAAGCGCAAGATGGCTCGGCCACCGAAGTTCTGGTGCTCCCTCAAGCCCAGGGCCAAGCCGCTGAAGACGTGGTCGCTGGATCCGATGCCTGGGTGCTGGTGCAAACCAGTGGCGCGGGTGTGCAAGCCAGCGAGCAAGCCCAAGGCGGCGCGGCCTCAAGCCTGTGGGTGCTACCTGTCGGCGCTGGTCAGGCGCAAGAGTTCGTCAGCGCAGGCAGCCCTGCAGCGGTCGCAGTCCTGGCCACGGGGCAGGGCGTCGATAACTCACAGCATGTCCAAGGTGGGGCGACATCCAGCCTGCGCATTGAAGCACTGGGCCAGGGTGATGCGTACTTTGTGTACTTGAGTGGCGGCGCTGTGGCCACTGTGCTGGCGCAATCCATCGCCCAAGGGCAGGCCCAAGAGGTGGTCTTCGGTGGGGCCAGTAGTGCCGTATCCGTCATCACCCTGGGTCAGGGTACGGCGCAGGACGTGGTGTTCGGTGGTTCAGATGCGCAGGTCGTGGTGCGTGGTCTAGCCGCAGGTCGTCAGCGTGAGCGCGTGCTGCAAGCTGGCTTGACTCAAGCTATTCGTGAAGCCTACGCCAGCGCGCCCTCAGACACTGTGGTGTTTCACACCCTGGAGATTGAGCACCCGGCCTTCAGTGAACCCATTCGGGTGGTGCGTGACCGCCAGATGCTCACGGCTCGGCTTGAAGCCAGTGCACCGCGCCAAGGCGGACAGCTGGTGAACTTCGTGGGCTTTGCCTTTGACATCGTGCCCCCTGAGGTCACGCATACGGCCGTGCCGCAATGCGTGATCGAGCTGGACAACGTCAGCCGCGAGATCGTGGCCCACATCGAGCAGGCCATCACCAGCCCCGAGCTCATCACGGTGACCTACCGCGCCTACCTTTCGGACGATTTGACCGCCCCCGAGAACGACCCGCCACTCACGCTCACCGTGCTGGCCATCAGCGCCAATGTGTTTCGGGTGCGTGCCACGTGCGGTTTTGCGAATCTGGCCAACAAACGTTTTCCGGGTCTGGACTACACCGCCGAGGTGTTTCCGGGCCTCATTGCCCAATGAGCGATTTCACATCTCTTGATTCCACCGCTTGCAGCGCCACGCCTCACTGGGCCGAGCGTTACCTCGGCGAGCCCTGGGTGGCAGGCTCGCACGACTGCTGGCTCTTTGCCCGTCGGGTCTGGAGCGAGCGCTTTGGCTGGCGTGTGCCGGCTCTCGAAGTCGATGCCCTGGACCGCTTGGCCAGCCTTCGTGCCTTTGCCGAGCACCACGAATACCGTCATTGGGCAGCTGTTGAAGGGGTAACGCCTGCACTGCGTGAGGGCGACGCCTGTCTGATGGGCAAGTCCCACCGGGCCAGCCACATTGGCGTCGTGATCCAGGTCCCGAGCTTCGGTTCAGGCTCGATATGGAGTGGCTTTGGCGTGCTGCACTGCTTGCAAGGCTCGGGCGTGGTGTTTACCCCCCACGAGCGTTTGTGCGTGCTCGGCCTTCGCGCCATTGCCCACTACCGCTACAAGTTGCCTTCGTCTGTCTTGACCCCATCCCCATCGACCCTGGGGCTGGGCGGTGGACCCGCTACCGGACCACGCCATGCCTGACGCGCTGGCCCACTGCGTCACGGTGCGTGACCCGTTCTATCCCCACAGCTCGCGCGAGTTGCACGCCTGGACCTTGACTACCCCAGAGGGACTGATGCGTCCAGTGCGCGCGCTCGTGAACCCCACGCCAGCGCCTGTCATCGTCTTGCGCAACGGTGAGCCCTTGCTGCGCGAGGACTGGGACGACCCCCTGTGTGCGGGGGACCTGATTGCGGTCATTCACCTGCCCCAAGGCGGCGGCGGTGGCGGCTCCAACCCGCTGCGCATCGTGCTCATGCTCGCGGTCATGGTTTACGCCCCTTACCTGGTCAATGCCATGGCCGGAGCCGGATTCGTGGGCGCCAGCGCAGGCACTTTCGCGGCCAGCACGGCTGGCGCCTTTGCCACCGCCGCTGTGGGCATGACGGGCGCCATGCTGGTCAACGCCATCATCCCACCGCCCAGACTGCCCAGCCCCCAACAGGCCGCCAGTCTTGCCGCACCATCGCCCACTTACAACCTGCAGGCCCAGGGCAATATGGCCCGCCTCGACCAAGCCATTCCTGTGCAGTACGGCCGGGTCTGCGCCTACCCCGACTTTGCCGCGCAGCCCTATGTGGAGTACGCCGGCAACGAGCAGTACCTCTACCAACTGCTGTGCTTGGGGCTGGGTGAGTTCGAGATTGAAGCCATCCGCATTGAGGACACGCCAGTCTCGAGTTTCTTGGAGATCGACTACGAGGTTATTGAGCCAGGAGGCACCATCACCAAGTTTCCGACCAACGTGGTCAGTTCCGTGGAGGTCTCGGGCCAGGAGCTAATGGGGACAGTCCCCGCCACCTATGCCCAGTCGGGCACCACGATCACGCTAACCCGAAATGCCCACGGCTTTGCAGTGGGGCGCACGCTCTACCTGGACTTCACATCGGGCACCGCTGCAGATGGTGCCTACACCATCGTCACTGTGCCCAGCGCCAACACCTTCACGGTGCAAGCCGCGAATAGTCTGAATACCAGTGGCAACGTCACGATCCAGCATTACCTGGGCGGCTACGTGGCCAGTGGTCCAGGTACCGCAGCCAACACCCTAGGGTTGGACTTTGTGCTCTCGCGGGGCCTGTATTACGCTAACGACGACGGCTCTCTCTCCGATGTCAGTCTGTCCTTTGCGGTCGAAGCCCGTGCGCTGAACGACTCCGGCACCCCCACAGGGGCGTGGACGCTCCTGGGTCAGCGCACCTACACCGCCAAAACCACGACACCGCAGCGCTACTCGGAACGATTCACCGTGACCAGTGCCCGCTACGAGGTGCGGGTCAGGCGCACCGATGCCAAGCAAATGGATACGCGCTATGGTCATGAAATCCTCTGGGGGGGCTTGCGTGCCTATCTGCCCGAGACCCGGCGGTTCGATCACGTCACACTCATTGCGCTGCGCATGCGCGCCTCGAACAACCTCTCGGCGCAGGCCTCGCGCAAGATCAATGTGATCTGCACACGAAAGATCCCCGTCTGGACAGGGCAAGCCTGGGGCGAGCCCTCATGGAGCGAGCCCGTGCCCAGCCGCAGCATTGCCTGGGCACTGGCCGATGCGTGCCGCAACCCGGTCTATGGCGCCAAGCTGCCCGATACACGCATCGATCTTGCGGCATTGCATGCGCTCGATGCCCTGTGGCGGGAGCGGGGCGATGAGTTCAACGCACGCTTTGACTCGGCCTTGAACTTCTGGGAGGCCATCACCAAAATCGCGCAGGCCGGCCGCGCCAAGCCCTATCTGCTCGGTGGGGTGGTGCGCTTTGCACGCGATGGGCTCCAAACCCTGCCCGTGGCGCTGTTTTCCATGCGCAACATCGTCAAGGGCAGCTTCAGCATCGACTACATCCTGCCCTCAGACGACAGTGCAGATGCGGTCGAGGTGGCCTATTGGGACCGCCATGTGTGGGCCAGCCGTCGGGTGAGCGCCAAGCTGCCCGACAGCCTAGCCCTCAAGCCCGCACGCATCGAACTCTTTGGCGTCACCGACCGAGACCAAGCCTGGCGTGAAGGGGTCTACCAAGCCGCGAGCAATCGCTACCGCCGCCGCCTTATCAAGTTTGCCACCGAGATGGAAGGTTTCATTCCTGCGCTGGGAGACCTCATTGCGGTGCAGCACGACATGCCCGGCTGGGGGCAGTTTGCCCATTGCGTGGCCTGGGACGCGCAAAGCCGCACGCTGACGCTGAGCGAGCCGCTGCAATGGCGTGATAGCGGAGATGGCGCTCACTACATCGGACTGCGCACCAAGCAGGGCGGTGTGGACGGGCCCTACGAGGTCACGCCTGGCGCGCAGGTCCACCAGGTCATCCTGCAACACACCCCGAGCCACGAGCCCTATGTGGGCAGTGAGTTCGAGCGCACGCAGGTGGCCTTTGGTTGGGCGCAGACCTGGCGCCAGATGGCCAAAGTGATCTCCATCCGCCCTCGAGGGCTGTACCAGGTCGAGATCGAAGCGATCAACGAAGACCCCTCGGTGCACACTGCCGAGCTCGGTCAGGTCGCGCCCCCGGTGCAAACAAGCCAGCTCACCACGCTCTACACCACCCCGCTGATTGCAGACTTGACACTGCGCTCGTCCACCAGCGACCAGAGCAAGGCGCTGCTGACCTGGACGCCTGCACCGGGTGCCGAGAGTTACCAAATCGAGATGGCCGCAGGCCAGAACCCCTACGGGGCCAACCTCACCTGGACCCGGGTAGGGGAGACCAGCGCCAACAACTTTGCAGTCACCGCGCTCTATGGCGTGCAAACCCTCATCCGCGTGCGCGGGGTGGGCCTGACCGCAGGGCCTTGGGTGGCGCTCTTTTACGGCAGCAGCGCCGACTACATGTGGGTCAACGACGACGCCCCCATGTGGGCCGCTGACCCCAGTCAATTCATGTGGAGGTATTGAGATGCCAGCGTTACCCACCGTCTCGGCCCTGACGGGCTCAACCGTCACCGAGGCTCAGTTCAAACAGGCGCTGACCGATCAGCGCGAGTTCTTGGCGGCCTTGCTTGGCGTGGACGGCTCGGTCCCCGGTGCCCTGGCAGCCATGGGCGCGCTGATCTCGGGCTACCTGGCCCGCAGTGCGGCCTACACCGTGGGCGTGGGCGACCGGGGCAAGCTCATCGACTGCACTGGCAGCTTTACCTTGTCCTTTGCCGCAGCCTCGACCTTGGGTGCAGGTTTTACCGTGGCGGTGCGCAATTCAGGCAATGGCGTCATCACGCTCGATCCAGCGGGTACCGAATCCATTGACGGGGTGAGCACGCTGAGCCTCTTGCCCAATGAGTCGCACCTGGTGGTGTGTACCGGGGCGGCTTGGCGATCTTTGGGTCGTGCCGAGACCAGCACTCTGGCTTCGGCCGAGTACGTCAACCAGAGCTTTAGCCTGTTTCAGACCTTTGGGTCTTTGTCAGTCGGCTCAGCCAAGAGCATCGGTGCGAGCAACTACCGCTTGTGGGGCAGTTACACCAACCAGGCAGGCCGAGGCACGTACTACACGAACCTCTTTTACACCTACGGGGATACCTACAACACTTACATTGCCAACATCGGTCCATGCCGGGTTTCGGTATGGAACTACAGCACCAGCCGATCGCTGCAAATCAACCTGAGCTTGCTGGTTGATGCCTCGACCGATGACACCTACGCGTTTCAGATTCGACAGAACGGAAACACCGTGGCTAGCTTTGGCAACTTCACGGCACGCAATCTGCAGACCTACAACTTTGGGGAGTACACGGTACCCCCCAACAGCAAAGTCGACTTTGATCTGTACGGCTCGGTGCTCAACGGATCGAGCAGCGACAGCTTGTACATCCGTGCCTTCACCGGCAGCTTCGTTCAATTTGTGTGAGACCTACATCCATGCAACGCCTGTATTTCAACTTCGACCGTGGAGATGTTCGGCTGCTGCCCTTCGAAAACTGTCCGCCCCTTGAGTACGAGACGAGTTTCCCGAACGTGGACCTGCCCGATGAGGTCTCCATGGAGATGATCCGCTTTGAAATGGTTGCCGGTCAGGTCCAGCCGGTCATCACTTACCCGAGCCTGCCGGTCACGGCGCTTGGAGGCCAGCCATGAGCGCGCCCACCACCCAGTTGAGCCTGATCAGCAACCTCTGGGTCAAGCTCATGACGTTTGAAAAAGCAGGGGATGTCAATGAAGGTCACAAACACCACTTTGATCACCCCACCTTGCTGGTCAAAGGACGCTTGCGAGTGGAGGTGCAAGGGGCTAGGACTGAATTCACCGCGCCGCACATCATCTTCATTGCTCGGGAACAGGTGCATACGCTCATCGCCCTCGAAGACCAGACCGTGGCTGCTTGTATTCACGCCTTGCGCGATGGGGAGCAGGTGGAGGACATCGTGGACCCCATCATGATTCCGGCGGGCATCAACCCCAATCACCTGCCCGACTTCATTAAGCCGCTGGCCAAGGCCGATCACTTCGCCTGAGCGACACCAACTTTACTGATTCCCTCAAACCCGCATGGAGCGATTCCAGGGCGGGATTTTTTATTTGGAGACCACAGATGGAGAACCCACAAGACCTGGACAGCCGCCAGTCGGTCACGCTTCGCGCTGAAGATTTGGATGATCTGCTGACCAAAGCAGCGGAGCGGGGTGCTGAGCGTTGTCTCGCCCACCTCGGCCTGGAGAACGGCCATGCCGCGCGTGACATCCGAGAGCTGCGCGACTTGCTGGAAGCCTGGCGCGATGCCCGTCGTACCGCTTGGCAGACCGTGATCAAAGTTGCCACCACTGGCATTTTTGCCACACTGCTGGTGGGCGCGGCCATCAAGCTCAAGCTCATGGGCGGTACTCAATGAACCCGCTCTTTACCACCCTGGCTCCAGGCCTGTTTGAAGCTGGCGCTCGACTGATTGACAGGCTCATTCCCGACCCCGCCGAACGCGAAAAGGCCAAACTGGCGCTTCTGCAGGCCGAAGGCCAGCAAGCTCTGCAGGAAATGCAGGTCAGCCTGTCCGCTATCCTGGCCGAAGCCAACAGCCTGGACCCCTGGACCAGTCGGGCGCGGCCGACCTTCCTGTACGTGATCTACGGCGTGATATTGCTGTCGGTCATCGGCAGCATTATCGGCATCTGGTGGCCGGCGGAAGTCTTCCAAGCCGCCGATAACCTCTCCAAGCTCCTGAACGCTGTGCCCGAAAGCCTGTGGTGGCTCTTCGGAGCCGGCTATCTGGGCTACACCGGCGCACGCAGCTTTGACAAATGGCGTGGCATATCGCGATAA